ATCAGGCTTGTATTCGCATCATGGATTATTGGCACTACATTGTGCTGGAGACGATTCGAAAGGATACGCCTCTATTTTGAAAGATGACACTTATAATCAAATAAGGGACATAATGCTGAGTGGAAAACAAATTGAATTTGAACCAGTTCCGAGTGATTATCAAGATTTTTCTGGACGTCGACTTTATTATCAAGATAAAGAAATTAAACCATCACAACCAATGCAAGAATCGCGCTATAAACAAACAGAATTGCATATGAGCAAGGTAGATTATCAGGACAAATATATCTACACAATCGATGAAGCTGGCAAACACCGACTTCAAGACGTCGACGTCAAAACTATTTGGATGGAAGACCGTGATGGTGAATTAATAACAATGGAAGCTCCTTTAAAGCAATGTCCAAATTTTAAATCAGAAGGAGATGCTCGAACAACATTGCATTCAATGGCTATGAAATCATTTAAACCAACGGGAAAAGTTAATAAAATTGACTTAGAATTTGCGCGGAAATATATTCAGTCATTTATAAAACCTTTTGATCAAATAACGAGACATGAAGCTATTTTTGGTAATGAAAAATTGAAAGAATTAAATAAACAATCCTCAAACGGATATGGCATGCCGAAAGGCAAGAAATCTTTAATAGATTATGAAATGAAGACAATAACACCAAAATTAGAAAGAATGTTAGACGAATTTGATTATAAGCTTAGAAATAATGAATTAAAGATAACAGACATTTTAGCCATTGAAACATTCAAAGATGAAATGAGAACTGAAGCAAAGGCAGACACACCGCGCACTTTTAGAGTGTTACCTTTGCCAGTTATAGCGCGAACAAAACAATTCTTAGCTAATTTGTTAATTCAAATTAGAGAAGACATGTGGGAAAATCAAATAGCCATAGGATTTAATCCTTATTTACATGCCCACAAAATGAAAGAAACATTCGACAAAATGGCTATTGTTTTTGACGTAGATGTTAAAAACTGGGATGGAAGTGTGTTGGCACAAATCCAACAAATGATCAATGATGTAGTATTGGACAATTATATTGGAACGGATAAAGACTCTCTTGGCTTATTATTGAGCACTTTAATTAACGGCTTCGTGTTAATCGGAGACCATGTCTATCAAAATACGCACGCCATGCCTTCGGGTTCATGGGTTACAGCTCTTTTTAATTCATTAATTAATAAAGCATTATCTGCTATTTCTTATTCAAGAGCTTGTCGATTAAAGAAAATTAATCCAGATTTAGAAAAATTTAAACAATGCGTAGACTGGGCAATGGGCGATGATAAAGCATGCGGCTCAACAGATGACTTAAAATATTTATTCAATGCTGTCACCTTTAGGGATTCATGTCAAGAATTAAACATCACAGTAACTACTGGAGATAAAAGACCAGTGGTTTTGCCATATACACCAAGAGAAGAATTATCTTTTTTTGAAAAGAACGTTC